ATCTGTAACACAAAATAGAAACAATAAATAGCCACCCCCTAACAATGTTAGGTAGGTAAAAAGCAAGCGACCCCACACCCCCATTTTTATAAAAAGGATTGTTAGTCCACATATACACACTAATCTACTCAAGAGATACTGCGTTTTATAAAACCCCCCATGCTTACACCTGGCCTACTAACCCCCCTCCCCCTACTCAAATATCCACAAGCTTTGTTCCACGTGAAACATAGAAACACCCCCCATACCTTTTTTATTTGCATACCCCCCGGGGGGTATATTTTTCAAATATAATTTTCTTGCTCTTCACGTGAGCACGGGGGAAAGCGGATTTGGCTTCACATATCTAGGACCGTTAGTACCCCACCTATTGCTCCTTTTATTTTTGCTGTGTTATATTTCAGAAAACTGGAGCGCATTTATTTGTATTACGCCCTGCAATGACAATTAATATTGAGCCTACCAAGGACATTCCTCCTCCGTACGACATGGCGGATGTAGAAACTTCGTCTTTTGCAGAAGAACTTGCAGTCATTGCCAACACCCAAGATCTCTTAGAACAACTTGGTCCTCCCCCTGAGATCACCCAAGAAGACGCAGTAAAAACGGCAAGTCTTCTAGATAAAGCTGTAAAAACTCAGGATAAAACTGCTTTATCTACCCCACCTGTTGCATTTGCTGCACGGGAGTTTTTGCGTGTATATAGCGGACGTATAGCTGCCGAGATGAGTGACGTTCGTGCGGCGCTTACCAATAAGCTACTAGAGCTAGCCAACTGTGGGGACCCTCGGTTCGAACTCAAAGCCTTGGAGCTCCTAGGTAAGCACTCCGATATAGCCTTATTTACGGAGCGATCCGAAGTAACTGTGACCTACAAAAACAGCAGTGATCTGGAGTCGGCGATTAAAGAGCGGGTCAAGCGCCTATTAAATGCTAAAGATATTACCCCCGAGAACGCAGTTACCACAGATACTTTAGACGACATCTTAGGTGTGGTAGATATGGGTACTCCAGTAGAAGTAAACGCAGAAGCGACGGTAGACGAGTTTGCGGGCAAAAAGTGAGGGCTAATTAAAAATAAATATGAGTAGCCTCCTAGACACCGTTTCCCTCAAAGACATACCTAAAATACTGCATTTACTCTCAGAGGGAGAACAGGTAAAACTTGCAGAAGATTTAGAGCAATTAGAAAAACTTCAGAACAAAGAGTTAGCCCAAGTACGGTTCATGGCATTCGTAAAGAAGGTCTGGCCTGTGTTCATAGAAGGTCGCCACCACAAAGAGATGGCAGCCGCATTCGAGGAGGTAGCAAATGGAACGTGTAAAAGACTTATTATTAATATGCCCCCTAGGCATACAAAATCTGAATTTGCTAGTTACCTCCTTCCTGCTTGGTTTTTGGGTAAATATCCTCAGAAGAAAGTTATTCAAACCTCCCATACCGCTGAGCTTGCTGTGGGCTTCGGACGAAAAGTCCGTAATTTGGTCGACTCAGACATATACAAGTCAATATTTCCGGGAGTTGGGCTCCAAGCAGATAGTAAAGCCGCAGGTCGTTGGGCAACTAATAAGGGTGGAGACTACTTTGCAATCGGTGTTGGCGGAGCGGTCACTGGTAAGGGCGCTGATATTCTCATTATTGACGACCCACATTCAGAACAAGAAGCCGCAATAAGCGAAACAAACCCAGAAATCTACGATAAAACGTACGAATGGTACACCTCAGGTCCAAGACAGCGTCTGCAACCAGGTGGGGCGATCATTATTGTAATGACACGGTGGTCTAAGAAGGACTTAACGGGTCAAGTTATTAAGGCGGACGCTCAAAGAGAGGGTGAAGGATGGAAAGTTATTGAGTTTCCAGCTATTTTTGATGACGGCGAGCCACTTTGGCCTGAGTTTTGGCCTATAGAACAGCTTTTAGCCCTAAAAAACGAGCTTCCAGCGGGTAAATGGCAGGCTCAGTACATGCAAGCGCCAACTTCTGATGTCTCGGCAATCATTAAACGGGAATGGTGGAAAATTTGGGAGGAAGAAACGCCTCCACAGTGTGAATTTGTCATTCAATCATGGGATACGGCATTTTTAAAATCGGAAAGAGCAGACTATTCCGCCTGTACAACGTGGGGTGTGTTCTATCGGGACAATGCGGTAGGGGTTACTAGCGCTAATATTATCCTTTTAAATGCGTTTAAGCGACGGATGGAGTTTCCCGAATTAAAACAAAAAGCTTATGAGGAGTATAAAGAGTGGGAACCAGACGCCATGATCGTAGAGGCTAAAGCAGCGGGTTCTCCCCTAATATTTGAGCTTAGAGCAATGGGTATACCTGTCCAAGAGTTCACACCTAGCAAAGGCAATGACAAGATTGCTCGTTTAAATGCGGTGGCAGATATATTTGCAAGTGGTAAAGTGTGGGTTCCAGGAACTCACTGGGCAGAAGAACTAGTGGAAGAAGTAGCAAGTTTTCCTAGTGGCGAGCATGATGACTTAGTGGACAGTATGTCTCAAGCCCTGTTAAGATTCAGACGTGGTGGCTTTGTGCAATTGGATTCTGACTATAAAGACGAACTAACATCGTTTAGATCCCGTAGACACAAGGGATACTACAACGTATAAGGCAAATTATGGCAATTGAAAAAAGTTTATATCAAGCACCGTTAGGCATGGAGCAATTAGCCATGGAAGAAGAGCCTATTGAGATTGCTATTGAGGATCCAGAATCTGTTGAAATTGGAATTGGCGGAACGCCAATCCTAAGAATTGAAGAAGGTGAAGAAAGTGATGAAGACTTTACTGCTAACCTAGCAGAATACATGAGCGAGCAAGACCTTCAATCTCTTGCTTCTGAATTAATTTCTGATTTTGAAGACGACATTAGCGCTAGAAAAGATTACATTCAAACTTATGTAGATGGCCTTGAGCTACTTGGTATGAAGATTGAGGAACGTTCTGAACCATGGGAAGGCGCCTGTGGTGTATATCACCCACTGTTGTCTGAAGCACTAGTCAAGTTTCAATCTGAGACCATGATGGAAACGTTTCCAGCAGCAGGTCCTGTAAAGATTGAAATTATTGGTCGTGAAACACCAGAGAAAAAAGAATCGGCAGAACGTGTCAAAGAAGACATGAACTACCAACTAACAGATGTAATGCAAGAGTTTCGGCCTGAACATGAGCGCATGCTCTGGGGCTTAGGTCTATCTGGTAATGCATTTAAGAAAGTATATTACGATCCAAATTTAGAACGTCAAGCTTCTATATTTGTGCCCACAGAAGATATTGTTGTTCCCTATGGTGCTAGCAATATTGAGACTGCAGAGCGAGTTACGCATGTAATGCGTAAAACTAAAAACGAATTAATTAAATTGCAAGTAGCAGGTTTTTACTGTGATATAGATTTAGGTGATCCTGTTAACACAATGGATGAAGTAGAAAAAAAGATTGCTGAAAAGCTAGGTTTTAGAGCAACTTCGGATGATCGCTTTAAAATTCTTGAGATGCATGTCAACTTAGATTTGCCTGGTTATGAGCATAAGGATGATGGCAAAGTTACTGGTGTTGCACTTCCTTATGTTGTAACGATTGAAAAGGAAACAAGCAATGTTCTCGCAATTCGACGAAACTGGGAGCCGACTGATGACACTCATGCAAAGCGTAACCACTTCGTCCACTACGGGTATATTCCGGGTTTTGGCTTCTATTGCTTTGGACTTATTCATCTCATTGGTGCTTTTGCTAAGTCTGGTACTTCTATTCTTCGTCAGCTTGTTGATGCTGGTACCCTTTCTAATCTTCCGGGCGGCTTTAAGACCCGTGGTCTTAGGGTCAAGGGCGACGACACGCCAATCTCTCCGGGAGAATTCCGAGACGTAGATGTACCTAGTGGAACAATGCGGGACAACATCCTACCTCTTCCATACAAAGAACCTAGTCAAGTCTTATATCAGTTGATGAATCAAATTGTTGACGAAGGGCGGCGATTTGCATCTGCGGCAGATATGAAAGTATCTGATATGTCGGCTAATTCACCAGTGGGAACCACACTTGCAATATTAGAAAGAACACTAAAAGTAATGAGTGCGGTACAAGCTCGTATCCACTATGCAATGAAACAAGAGTTTCGTCTTTTAAAGAAAATTATTGCGGATTACACTCCTGATGAGTACAGCTATGAACCAGTAGAAGGTAATCGCAGAGCTAAAAAATCAGACTATGACCAAGTAAACGTTATACCAGTAAGTGACCCCAACGCGGCTACTATGTCGCAAAAAGTAGTGCAATATCAAGCAGCTCTACAACTTGCTCAATCTGCACCGCAGCTCTATGATCTTCCGCTCTTACATCGACAGATGCTAGACGTGTTGGGCATTAAAAACTACGCCAAACTTGTGCCTACACAAGACGATAGAAAACCAATTGATCCTGTTACTGAGAATCAAAATATTTTAATGATGAAACCTGTTAAGGCTTTTCTCTATCAAGATCATCAAGCACACCTTACAGTACATATGTCAGCTATGCAAGACCCTAAAATTCAACAATTAGTTGGGCAAAATCCAATGGCACAACAAATGCAAGCCGCTATGATGGCTCATATTAACGAACACATTGCTTACGAATATCGTAAACAGATGGAAATGAAAATGGGTATGGAGCTCCCACCTGATAACGAACAATACGAAAAAGAAGGCATTCCAGAAACATTGGAAGTCAGAATTTCGCAACTCGCTGCTCAAGCAGCGCAACAAATGTTGCAGCAGAACCAACAAGAGGTTCAGGCTCAACAAAACGCCCAAGCGGCGCAAGATCCACTGGTCCAAATGCAACAGATGGAATTACAACTGAAACAAGCAGACCTGCAACTTAAGCAACAAAAACTCCAAGTTGATGCAGCAGCTAAAGAAGATCAACTTCAAATTGAACGTGATCGTATAGAAGCACAAAAAGAAATTGCTGGTATGCAAGTTGGTGCAAAAGCCGCTAAAGACAAAGCCGATTTAGAAGCTAAGATGGAATTAGAAAGCTTAAAAGTTGGTTCAGATATTGCCTATAAAACGGCGCAGTTAAACGTACCGAAAGGAACGCAAAAGAAAGGTGAGTAATGGATAAAACGCTTGAAGTACTGCTTAAACAGTACAGAGATAAGCGCAACCAAATAGCTGAAGCTGTTTCCAGCGGCGCAGCTAAGGATTACGCAGAATATCGCGCACTTTGTGGTGAGATACGAGGCCTTCTTACTGCTGAGTCATATTTATTAGACCTCGCAAAAAATCTGGAGAATGCTGATGACTAACGTCATTGATTTAGAAAAAGCAGTAGATTTAAATGCAATTTTGCATAAAGAAGCAGAAGAAAAAGCCAAACAACTCCCAGCCCCTCAAGGGTATAGAATACTTTGCGCAATTCCAGAAGCAGAAGAAGCTTTTGATAGTGGGCTTATTAAAGCTGATGAAACCCGCAGGCATGATGAATTATTGACTACGGTTTTATTTGTAGTTGATATGGGTCCAGATTGTTATCAAGATAAAACTAGGTTTCCTAATGGTCCTTGGTGTAAAAAGGGCGATTTTATTTTGGTACGACCTAATGCAGGTACACGATTAGTTATTCATGACCGTGAGTTTCGAATTATCAACGACGATTCTGTGGAAGCCGTAGTTCAGGACCCACGTGGAATTAAACGCAAATTTATCTAGGAGATAGACCATGGCTGAAATTCAAAAAGACGAGTATCAATTTCCTCATGAGACAGAAGAAACTAAGGGTAAACCCTTAGAAGCAATATCTGAGGAAATTGAGTATGTAATTGAAGACGACACTCCTGAAGAAGATAAAAAAACTAAACCTCTACCTAATGGAGTAAAAAAAGAACTTGAGGACGACAACCTTATGGAGTATTCCAATAAGGTAAAAATGCGTCTTGAGCAAATGAAAAAGGCTTGGCACGATGAACGTCGTATAAAAGAGACAGCTGAAAGAGAGCGAGAAGAGGCTGTTCGTTTTGCCAAACAAGTCTCTCAAGAAAATAAAAGACTTAAAGATCAATATAGTGCGGGTGAAAAGACCTATATTGAAACAATACAAAATGCTGCTGATACTGAGTTAGAGATGGCAAAACGGGTTTATCGTGATGCTCATGATTCAGGAGATACAGATCGAATTGTTGAAGCTCAGCAAAAATTAACAGAAGCTAGCTTAAAACAAGATAAGGCTAAAAACTTTAAGCCTTCTTTACAAACTCAAGAAGATAGTGTACAAACGTACCAACAAACGACTCAGGCTCAAGAAAGTCCTAAGATCGACCCGTTAACTTCTAAGTGGCTTGAAAAAAATACTTGGTATGGGCCGGATGAAGAAATGACTGCTTTAGCCTTGGGTACGCATGCAAAGCTTGAAAAAGAATTTGGTAAAGGTTATATTGGTAGCGAAGAGTATTTTGAACGTATTGATAAAACAATGCGCAAAAGGTTCCCCGAAAATTTTTCGGACGAATTAGAAGTAGAAACGCAGGCTGGGGGCGACAAGCCCAGTCAGCGCAACGAAGCTAGATCAGTACCAGTAGTTGCACCAGCAACGCGAAGCACGGCGTCAAAAAGAATTGTGCTAAAAACAAGTCAACTGGCAATAGCCAAAAAACTTGGTTTAACCCCCGAGCAATATGCTCGTGAAATGCAAAAACTGGAGGCTTAAAATGGCTACAAATAAACTTGCTCGCGAACTAGATACCCGTGCAACAAGCGAACGTTCAAAGCAGTGGGCGCCAGCAGAATTGCTCCCTGAGCCTGACAAACAGGCTGGGTATGCGTATAGATGGATTAGAGTTTCAACCCTTGGTCAAGCTGACCCACGTAATCTTTCTGCGAAACTGAGAGAAAACTGGGAGCCTGTTAGAGCGGAAGAACAACCTAATCTTCAACTGTTAGTTGATCCCAATAGTCGCTTTAAGGACAATATTGAGATCCAAGGGTTATTGTTATGCAAGACTCCAGAAGAATTCGTTGCTCAACGTAATGCACATTACCAAAAGCAAGCAGAAAATCAGATGGATGCTGTAGACAGTAGCCTTATGCGCCAAAGTGATCCAAGGATGCCACTCTTTAAAGAGAGCAAGTCCACGACGACCTTTGGTAAAGGTTAATTTTAATTTAGGAGTTTAATATGGCTTATCCTACTGTAGATAAACCGTACGGACTAAAACCAGTCAATTTAATTGGCGGTCAGGTCTTTGCGGGAGCAACTCGTCAGATGGAAATTGCAAGTGGCTATGCTACTAACATTTTTTATGGCGATTTAGTAAAACGTGTTACTGGCGGAACGATTGAAAAAGATACTGGCACAACTACAGCTACACCTTGCGGTGTATTTTTAGGTGTTAGTTTCACTAACGGCTCAACTGGGCAGGTACAGCAACAACAATTCTACCCAGCAAGTCAGTCAATTAAATCTGGAACGAAGATTTTTGCAGTTGTTGCGGATGACCCTGACACATTGTTCCAAGTCGTTTCTTGTTCTTCAGGCACAACTGTTGCCGCTATGGGCATTGCAGCTATTGGTGCAAACATTGCCCTAATTCAAAACTCTGGATCTACCACCACTGGTAACTCCGCTGTAGCGATTGATGAAGGCACAGAAACTACTACCAACACTCTACCTATTCGTATTATTGATGTGGTAAGAGATACAGCAACGGGTTCTGACGCATTTGTTGAGTTTATCGTTAAGATAAATGCGACTATGCATCAGTACAACAACTCAACTGGCATTTAAGGAGCTTAGAAAATGGCTATTTCACGTGCACAACTACTGAAAGAGTTGCTTCCAGGCTTAAACGCTTTGTTTGGTTTGGAGTACGCAACGTATGGTGAACAACATAAAGAGATCTATGATACTGAGACCTCTGAGCGTTCGTTCGAAGAAGAAACAAAACTGTCTGGCTTCTCTGCTGCACCAGTCAAAAACGAAGGTTCTGCCATCGCTTATGACAATGCACAAGAGGCTTTCACAGCTCGCT